AGACAATTGAGGAACTAATCAGAGCAGGGTTTAATGCCAAGCCAGCAGAGAAAGATGTCTATGCTGGAATACAAAAGGTAAAAAGCCAACCTCTGACAATCACACCTGAGTCAACCAATCTCATAAAAGAGATTAGGTCCTACAAATGGAAAACAGATAAGGATGGCAAAGTGCATCCTGATGAAAGTCCGGTAAAAATGTGGGATCACGGTTGCGATGCTATGCGGTATGCAATATTCACAAAACTAAACAAGCCAAGATTTGAAGTCTTGGCGTGGTAAATAAAATGGGCAAATTACAAGATGCGTGGAATGTGTTAAGAGGTAAGGCTTTACCCTTAATGAATGTAGGGCAGCCTTTTGCTTCTTACACAATGATGGGTGGCACTTATGTAGGTATTGCCGACAACAGAAAGAACTATATCACAGATGGATATCAGGTCAATGATATTATTTACACAGCAGTCACTTTAATTACAGATAAGGTAAAACTCCCTGAGTGGGCAGCTTACAAGGTTGTTGATGAGGCAGCCTTTAAGTTTTACCAGGGGTTGATGAGAAAGAAGGATATTAGCACACAAGACTTTAAAAAAGCAGTCCAATATAGAAAGAAAGCCTTAGAGCCTATTTATGTTGACAGACTATCTGAGCTTTTAAAGTACCCTAATGACTATGAGACTTTTCAAGATTTAGTAGCCAATTCAAGCGGATGGAAACTAATCACAGGAGGTCGCACCGTATGGGCGCAGACATTAGACTTAGGTGCTAATGCTGGTAAACCTTTCCAATTACACAATCTCCCTTATCAAGAGATTAGCATAATAGCAACCACTAACCAATTCCCAATAGTTGAGGAAGCATTTGTAATGACCAACCTTGCTGATGCTTACTTCCCTAAGAGTCAGGTTTTGCACGATAAGTACCAAAATTATGATTGGGATATCAATGGGGCACACCTTTATGGAATGAGTCCTTTAAAGTCTGCTCTTAGAAGGTTAAGCCGGTCTAACTCAGCTATCAAGGCATCAGCCGCAATGTTAGAAAATCAAGGTGTCAAGGGTGTCCTTTATATGGATGACCCAAGAGTGCTAAGTGCTGGTGTGGATGCAATGGATACAAGAAAGCAAGTAGAAGCAGTTAAGCAGAAACTTGTAGGCAAAGGGGAGTGGGTAGGATCAGACAATTGGGGTAGAATAGGAGTTAGTGGTTATAAGTTAGGATGGCAGTCTGTAGGACTTAGCCCTGTTGACTTATCAATCATTGAGTCTGAGAAGTGGGATTTAAAGAGATTTGGGGCTGTTTATGGCGTTCCAAGTCAACTTATGGGAGATTCTGATACTTCTACTTATAACAATGTCAGAGAGGCTGAAAAAGCCCTTACAGCACGCTGTGCAATCCCTCAGTTGGTTTCATTCCGTAACCACTTCAATAGAAAGCTACAGACAGATTGGGGTTTCAAAGGGCAGAATGTTTATGTTGACTTTGATCATACTGTATTTACTGAACTACAGGAGGATGTTAAAGAAAAATCAACCTGGATAAACCAGCTGAGAGCTTTGAGTCCTAATGAACAGAGAATGCACTTAGGTCTTGAAAGAATAGACAATCCTCTATTTGATGAGCCGTGGATTACTACTCAGGATGGTATGCCTTTGAGTGAGTATGATGTGCAAGAGGAGGAAATGGAGGATGAAAGTCCTGATAGTGAGGAAATAGATGATTGAGGATATTATAAAACAGACCTATCCAATAACAAAAAAGGAAAGGTGCTGTGCAATATATAAAGCAAAAATGGAAGCCAAAAGACAGGCTTTAAGAGATAGGTTAAATGACCAACAACGAAAGGATAGAATGGGCAAAGAAGTACCACAGGACCAACAGGAAATTTGGCAGCCAATTCTTCCCTAAGGTAAAAAGGTCATTAGATAAGGTTGTAAGTTCTTTGATAGGTACTATAAAGAGGAAAGGAGCAAGGCAAGCACTTGTGGAACTTCGTACTAAGTTATGGAGTGATGACTTAAATAAACCAATAGCAGACATCTATAAAAAAGTAGGTGTTTACTATGCCAATGAAACCTATAAACAAATTAGAAGGGAGATTGCCCAAAAGGGAATAGGTAGAGATGAGGCTTGGATTAAGTTCATACAAGATGAGCTGCAAAAGACCTTACTTCAGTATGCTGTAGTCAAAACCTCTGAGACTTTAAGAAACCACTTGATTTTAGTCTTACAATCAGCTATTTCAAAAGAGTTGACTGTAGATGAGATAATTAAGTTGTTTGAGACATCAGGGTTTACTGCTATGCAAGCTGAAAGAATTATCAGAACTGAGATAGGTAGAGCAGCCAACACAGGTGTAAAGGCAGCAGCATCAGGGTTCAATTACGAAATGGTAAAAGAGTGGATTGCCTTTAGAGACTCACGGACAAGAGGATTTAAGCCTGAGCAACCTAAAGACCACTACCATATGGATGGACAAGTAGTTGACTTTGGTGATGACTTTACTGATCCAAGAAGTGGTGAGCAGATTGAATATCCGTTAGCTCCTGGTGGTTCAGCAGCAATGGTTATCAATTGCCGGTGTAGTTATATAGTAGTACCTAAAAGAGACAGCAGAGGACAACTAATCAGAACATAATTTGGGAGGTGATTAGGTGGCGTAAGCCAATACTGCAACAATGAAATAAGAACCAGACCTAACCCTCCCCAAATGATAGAAACTATGAAAAGATATTTTGAACAGAAACTGATAGCAGACTCAGTAAGAGATGTATCAGAAACTTCAAGAAAAGTAAAGGTGGCCATTAGTCAGATGGGTTCTAAGGACTATGACAATGATGTCATTGACCACGGTGCTTACAATAAGACTATGGCAGAAAGAGGTCCTAAAGGTGCTAATTTAATTTGGCACTTAACAGACCACAACCCAAGCCTAAAGTCAGCCATTGGCAAATTCTCTGAGTTATATGTAGAAGGTGACTACTTAGTAGGAATTACTGATGTACCTAATACAACTTGGGGAAATGATGTTTTAGAGTTTTACAAGTCAGGTCATATCAACCAGCACTCTGTAGGTTTTAGAACTATCAAAGCTGAAGCACAACAGAAAGGACAAGCAGAGGAGTACAACCTAATCAAGGAAATCCTTTTGTTTGAAGGTTCTGCTGTATTATGGGGAGCAAATCCTAACACCCCAACTCTAACAGTAGGCAAAGGCCTAACTAAAGAGGAAATCACAGATCAACACGAAAAGCTAAGCAAAGAGCTAAATATGTTAATCAAGAGTCTTAAAGATGGTAGATTTACTGATGAGGCTTTTGAATTTATTGAGATTCGCTTTGCACAAGTAAATGAGGCAATTAAGTCACTCTTATCTACTGAGGCCACTCCTATTGTAGAGCAACCCGCAGAAGCAGTTGTAGAAACTAAGGAGCCGGTTATTGATGTAAGTGATTTGAAGCATACAATTAACAATTTTATTTACAAACTAAATTCCTAAAAAGTGGAAGAACTAAAATCAATTGAGGCCTCAGTAAAATCTGCTACTGAGATCGTTGAAAAAATGAAAGCAGCTAATGAGGCTGTAATTGCAGATGTAAAAAATGAAGTGGCTGAAGTAAAGGCTGCTGTAGTAACTATGGATGAGGCTGCTAAGAAAAATCAAGCTGCTCTTGACCAACTAATTGCTGAGAAAGCTGCTAAGACTGTAAACAACAAAAACAAGTCTTTCGGTGATGCTTTTGCTGAGCAAGTGGCTGAGGCTTTTGAAGCTAAGCAAGCTGAAATCAAAGAGTTCCAAAAGAACAAAAATGCTAAGTTGACTATTGACCTCAAAGCTGTAGGTACAATGACTCTTAGCAACAACTTGTCTGGTGATGGTGTTGCTACTTACAACCAGCGTCAAGGATTGGTTCCTGCACAGAAAATCAATATGCGTGACCTTATCCCAACTGCTGTAAGCCCAACTGGTCTTTATGTAACCTATCGTGAGACAGGTACTGAAGGTTCTATCGGTATCCAAACTGAAGGTAATCCTAAGTCTCAGATTGACTACGACCTTACAGAGGTTAAAGTAGTATCTGACTACATTGCTGGTTTCGCTCGTTTCTCTAAGCAAATGATGTTCCAACTTCCTTTCTTACAGAACACTTTGCAGCGTATGTTGCTCCGTGACTTCTACAAGAAAGAGAATGCTACATTCTTCTCTGCTGTTAGCTCTGCTGCAACAGGTTCTACTACTACTTCTGCATCTGTAGATGCTGAGCAGTTGGTTGACTGGATTGCAAACCAATTGGATGCAAACTTTGAGGCTTCTTTTGCCTTAGTAAGCTATGCACAATGGGCTGACTTGTTAAAGACTAAACCTACAGACTACTCTGTACCTGGTGGATTCGTAATTGATGCTAATGGTAATGTTCGTATCGCAGGTGTACCTGTAATCGGTGCTTCTTGGGTTACTAATGACAAAGCCTTGATCATTGATGCTAACTACTTAGAGCGTGTAGAGACTGAAGGATTGCGTGTTGAGTTCTCTTATGAGGATAGCGACAACTTCCAGAAGAACTTGGTAACTGCTCGTGTTGAGTGTTTTGAGGACATCAACATTATGAGAACAGATGCCATTATCTACGGATCATTCTAATTGCTGTGGTTGATGTGGTGATAGGGGTCGGTTTCGGCCGGCCCTTTTTTTAAATATATCTTATGTTGTACAACTTACTGATTGATTGGGAGGACCAGACTGAGGAGTCAGGGATTACAGAACCCTTGACTGTTCAAGAGGTTAAGAATTATCTCAGATTAGAGGGTTTTATTGACAATTCTGAGTCAATATCCTCTGAGTTTGATGATGATGATGTTATTATTGAACACCTAATTACTTCAGCAAGAGAAAGATTGGAGGAGTACACAGGTCTGAGTTTTATCCCTAAGACTTGGGAAATAGAACTGACAAATCTTTGTGGTGGTTTTGATATCCCTTTTGGTCCTGTAAATACAATCATTTACTTAAAGGATGATGAGGGTGACTCAATCAGCACAGATGACTTTGATATCTCTTTCAATGGTAGAATCTTAAAAGACCCTAAGCTGGCTAATATGACTATGAAGTATGAGGCTGGTTACACAGTCCTACCTAAAGGTCTAAAGGATGCTATGTACAAAGAGGTGGCTTATAGATATATCAACAGAGGTGATGAGAATGTAGATTGGATTAGTAAAGAGGCAATGGCTTTGGCTTCTAAGTACAAGACCACAAATTGGATAGGATGATAGGAACTACCAAACCAATCAAGTTGTTAAAGTACACCACTACAATAGATGCTAATGGTGATGCAACTGAAACTGTGGCCACTACCTACAAAATGTGGGCTGAGGTGACAGATGATGGTGGTGGTAGGTCACAAGCTGAGGGAAAAACTAACTTAGGGGATAGTAAGGTTTTTAAGATTAACTTTAGAAACTACAATATTACTCCTGAGTACAAGATTGAATACTTTGGGCAGACTTATGCTATAAGCAATGCCAAAAGAGTAGATGAGAAAAGGTTTAATTGGGAGATATCCGCATTTTCAATATTTGAGCTTGATTAAAGCAAATGTCATAGGATTGGATCAGCTAAAGGCAAGAATCCAAAATGCTACCAAAGAAACTCAAACTCTTGTGGATGCAGAGTTAGAGGCAGCAGCTATGAACTTTGTAGGATTGGCAAAAAAGGACTTAGCAAGTCAGGGTGGTGATAGGGGAACTTTATTAAGGTCTATTACTTACAACAAAAAAGCTGACTTACAATATACGGTTAGTGCTAATGTCTTTTATGCTCCATTTATTGAATTTGGAACAAAGAGTAAGTTTAACCCCTATCCTGGGACTGAGGAGTTTGCAAGTCAGTACAAAGGTGCTAAAGGTAGTGGAACTTTAAGATTGATAGATGCAATAAGAGGCTGGGTAAAGAGAAAGCGAATAGCTACAGGCAAAGAGGTTGATAGAGTGGCTTTCTTAATTGCAAGAAGTATTTATAAGAATGGAATAAGTCCTAAGCCATTCTTTTTTAAACAAATCACACCGGTTAGGAATAACTTGGTGCAAAATGTAACAAGGGTATTAGATGGCATATAAAAATGCACTATATCAAATCAAGACTGAGTGGTATCAGACCTTAAATGGTCAGCTATCGGTCAATGTTTATAAGGATGCTGTACCCATTACAGAAACAGGCAACTTTGTCTTATTAAGAGCTGAAGGTTCAACAGACAGAGAATTAAATAATTCGGCTTTCTTTAGGTCTGCTATACTTGTGGTAGAGATATTTACCCAATTCCCTACAATCGCAAATAGTAAGACTGCATATGATATAGCCCAAGAGATAGATGACTTAGTAATGCTTAGTCCTAACTCCTATGGCATAACCTTAACAGACTTTCAAATCACTCAGCTAACTGTACAATCAGAGTCAGAGCTTTATGAGGATGATGGGGCTGTAAAGGTGTTTAGGGTAGTAAAGAGATACGAACACATTATAAATCAAAATTAAATACAAAACAAATGGCAGATGCTACAACAATCTCAGGAAGTGTGATGTTCATTGAATATTCAGACACTCCGAGTAGTGCAAAAAAGTCGGCTGTTTGCCAAAGTGAGGGATCATTTGATGGCAGCCGCAATGTGGTTAGTGATGAGACTAACTGTGGAACTTTAAAAGTATTAGGACCTCAAAACAACCGATTCACATTGAATGCAGTTGTTGATACCGTTCCTGATGCAAATGAGGCTTCCTACAATGATTTTCAAACTTTGTATGCCAACAACACTAAGAAGTATTGGCATTTGACTGATTCAGCAGAAACTATCTATCACGGTGGTTATGGCTGGATTAGTGCATTAGGTCAGCAGAACACAAGCGGTCAGACTGCTAAGTTCACTATGACTATTGAGATTGAGGGAGACATTGATACTGAACCTGCAAGCTAATCACTATGAAAACAATCACACACAGCATAGGCGGTCAGGACAGAATATTGGATGTAGGCAAGATGTGGTTTTCCAAGTTTTATGGGGAGGCCACTTCTTCCGATCCATTACTAATGTCTGAGCTGCTTAGTAAACCTAACAAGCAATTTGACTTTATTTGCGGCCTTGTCTATGGTGGTATTAACTGCCATAACAAAGTAACTTACAACTCAGAATTTGTAACCATTGAACAGGTGCAAGATTGGGTAGGTAGTATGGATGAGAATGAGGCAGCAGAGTTAATCAATAAGTTTGTAGAGGTTAACAAACCGAAAGAGCAGGGGGAAAAGTAAGCCCAGGCAAAAGCCTGACCTGGGATGAGATGAGGTCGGAAGCATTTGGACAGATAGGCCTACTTCCGCATCAGTTTTATGACTTAGAGGCAGATGAGTATATACTTTTACGAAAAGGGTATATTGAGAAGATAAAGAATGATTCATATTTGTTAAGGTTTCAGACTGCCTTGATTTGTGAGGCATTTATAGGCAAAGGAAATGGGGCAAGATTTGTGATGGATAGTTGGCAGCTTGAAGAAAAGTCAGAGCTAAACCAAGAGCAAATAAGGTCCTTATTGAAAGCTAAGAGGGAGAAGGAAGCCCTTAAAAGAATAAAAAAGAATGGCTGAAGGCTTACAGATACAGATAGGGGCAAATGTCAGTAGTGCGGTTCAAGGGCTTAATCAAGTTCAAGCAGAACTTAATCAGACTGAGAAAGACTTAGTAGGGTTAGGTAATTCAGTTGACAAGGCAGCCGCAAAGATTAGGACATTACCAACTGCTACCGGACAAGCTACTTCAACACTTACCAACTTTAGCCGAGTAGTACAAGATGCTCCATTTGGGCTTATTGGTATTGCCAACAACATTGATCCTTTAGTAACTTCCTTTAATCAGTTAAAAGCAACTACAGGCTCCACAGGTGGGGCTTTTAAGGCTTTAATTGGTCAGTTAGCTGGTCCTGCTGGTATAGCTTTAGCCATCTCTACAACAACATCACTCCTAATTGCTTTTGGGGATAGATTATTTAGTTCGGGAAGTGCGGCTAAGGAATTAGCAGAGCAAAGCAAGAAGGTAGCTGAGGCACAGCAAGCTATTGTAGAAAACATAGGACAAGAAAGAGCAGAGGTAGATAAGTTGATTATTCTCTTAAAATCAGAGAATACAACAAGAGGGCAGAAAGAGACAATCCTAAACAAACTCAAACAAATCAATCCTCAATATTTTGGGGACTTAAAAAATGAGGCTGGATTAGTTGATAATTTAACAATTGCTTACAGAAAATATACAGCAAGCCTTGTAGCAAGATCAGAGGTAGCAGCACTTACTAAGGAGTTAGAGGCTATAAGTACAGAGATACTTAAATTAGAGAAAGCCGGTGCAACTACTGAGGTTATTGACTTAGGATTGCAAAGAGGTTTAGATGGTCGCTTACAAACCACTAAACTCTTAACTAAAGAGCAACAGGCTCAGTTAAATCTTAACACACAATTATCAGCACAATTAAGGGAAAGACAGAGAATCCTTGATGCTATTGCAGGTAAAGAGGCAGCCTTAGTTGATGATATTAAGATACCTGTAAAAGAGGCAAAAGTAGAGCCTCAGAAAGTCAAGTTATCTTTACCAACCATAACAACAATAGGTGACAATGAAATTGAGATACCACCCATTGAGCAAGAGGTTGTAGTTCCTTTAAAGAATGTGCAGTTTGACTTTTATGATATAGATAAAAGCAGACAGTTAGGACAGATAAGGGCGCAGTTTGAGGCTTTAGGGTTACAGATACCACCAATCAACCTACAAGCTATTATCCAAAACCCTGATATCCTTAATCAATTAAATGAGCAATTAGATGCAGCTTTTCAAAAGTTCAATCAAGTGTCATCACTTGTTGGAGGTACTTTTGCACCTGCTTTTGATAGTTTATTTAGTTCAATAGAAAAGGGTGGGGATGCAATTGGTGGTTTCTTTGATGGACTTGCACAAGGCATACAACAATTAGTGCAAGCCTTAATACAGACTGCTGCAATTGCTGGATTGGTGTCCTTAATTACAGGAACACCTTTTAGTACAAGTTTTAAGTTATTGTCGGGTATTACTTTGCCAGGAAGGGCATTAGGAGGTCCGGTAAGTGGGGGAACACCATACTTAGTTGGTGAAAGAGGTCCTGAGTTGTTCGTTCCATCTGTTAGTGGGGGAATTGTACCTAATAACTCAGTAGGATCATTTATGAGTGGTAGAATGGGTGATAGCGGCAGAGGTTCTATACTTAGAGGTCAAGACATAATTTTAGCTTACGCAAGAACACAAAGAAGTCAATTAAGAGTTAATGGCTAATTACTACAAAGGAAGTTTTGTCAATACTCAGGTTGATTACACGGACAATAGTCCGAATGAGCAGACCTTTTTTGTTACTATTACTGACATCACAGAGGATGATGGCTCAGAGGTTGCATTAGAGATGGCTGATGCTCCTATTGTCTTACAGACAGTAGATAACTCAGAAGATAAGTTTACAACCATAAAAAGTAAAAGTTGCACAATAAGGGTATTTACTGATGATATTGTAAATGCTATGACTTTTGCTGGAGGTGGTGATACACAATATAAAATAGAGGTTGCAGTAAATAGTGAGTCAGATATTATCTATACAGGATGGCTTTCTTTGTCTGATTTAGGTCAGACATTCCAACCTGATCCTAATGTCTTACAACTAACTGCAACAGATGGGATTGCTTTTTTACAAAGTGTTCCATTAAGTGACAATGAGGGTAGGTACTTACAAGGTCCACATCCTTTAATAAAATACATTGCTTGGGCATTACAAAAGACAGGCTTAAACTTAGATATTTGGGTGCAGATGAATCTATTAGAGGTATCTGCTATTTATGACTATCCTGACTATCATTTTTACAATACGGTCTTTTTAGATGCTCAGACATTTGAGGCAGACTTAGGTGAATTGGAGAACTCTTATAGTGCTTTACAAAAGATATTAGGGGAGTTTTGTGAGTTAAGCCAACAAAAGAATAAATGGTTTATTAAGTCTATAGATGAGGCTAACTATGCTCAGTTTAGGATTTGCCGCTTTGATTCTGATGGTGAGCCTGTAGATTACATAACTGAGCTTTATGCTAAGGACATTGGTGCTGATAGTCAGTATTACACTATGGCCTTTATGAATGATGATGCAAGGCTATCACTACAAAGACCTTATAAGTCTGTCATTCATAAGTTTGACTACAATTATCCTTCAGAGATTGTCCAAAATATAGACTTTGAAAGGGGAACTGCTACAACTGAGCCTGATCCTACACTACCCACAAGCACAGGAATCTATAACCCACAAGGCTGGACTTTGGCAAGGGCTGGTGATGGCACAAGTGGGATATGGTTAGACCTTTACAAGCAAGCAGGGGCAAGAGGTGAGATAATCAAGGAGTTTGAATATGGCTATGAGAAAGACCGCTATATGGTGGTTGAACACGAAGATGTAGCCGGTGATGACTTTATTCATTATGTTAAATCTACTCCATTCTATGTCCAAAAAGGGGATAGGTTAAGCGTTTCTGTAGATATTGGGCAAGATGTGAACTTGAACATTGTCAACCCTGTTCATATCTGGTTAGAGTCTGACACAGCTTATTACACTTGGCAATTTGACAATACTAACCCAGCAAGTATCATTAATCAATGGGTAAGTAAGCCAAAACCATTAACTGCTTCAATATCTGACAATCCTTTCACGCAAATGTGGAGGACTACCTTAGATAGTGCTTTGGACCCTGAGGATGAGCTACCTAAGTACACCTCAATGAGTAGCGAAATAGAGGCTCCTGCTGATGGTAAAATTTGGGTAAGGCTTTGTGTCAACTCCAATATTTTTGCCCCTCTATTTTTCTCTAATTTGACTATAGACATCACTCCAAGAGTCAATGGGTCTTATCAAAAATATACAGGTCAGCAACACACCTCTGAGCAGGATATAGACACCTTAGCAAAGAGAGAGGAGTCAGTTTATATGTCTGATGCTCCAAGAATTGAGATGAAGGGGTCAATGTTAAGGAGGCTTTTAGGGGATGTTTTATATACAGGAAATGCTGGTTTTGAAACAGGAAATGGTGTAACTTTAGATGGCTTTTTGACACCTATCTTTAATGTGGATGACTATATAAGAATCACTAACACCACAAGCAATAACGGTACTTTTAGGATTGTAGCTACTAACTACTCCTTTGTGACTAATAAAACAGTCTTAGAGTTAGCAGAGCCTACAATATTTGAAGTAGATGCAAGTACAACCATTGAATCTTATAGATATTTACTAACTGAGAACTTTTATGATTCTATAGATTGGCCTGGTGGTGGTGCGCCCCAAGAGGATCAGATACCTTATGGTCAGCATCAGAATCAAGCTGTGTGGAATCAATTTAACAGAGTATTTAGTGCTTTTGAGGCTTCAGTAGATGGTTTAGACACAGATAAGACAGACAACTTAGGACTTCCTGATTTGCCTGACCTTATGCATATGTATAGACAGCAAGACACACATCCAGCAACTTATAATAAGCAGTTTAAATGCTTACATTATGAGCAAGATACTGACAACTGTGAGTGGAATATTTATATGATTGAGGTAGGGGATGGTTCAATACCTAAGTCTTATGATGGTCACTCTTTTAAATATATTCAGCGATGAATGACCCTAAAGTAGTAAGAGGTTCCAATATGATTGCCTCTATAAAGGTGAGTGGCACATTTTACCCTGTATTTTGTGCTAAGTCTTGCTCTTTTGAGATGACTAATGAGATTATCAATAGAACCTCAGTAAATGATGGGTTATTTACTAAAAGGAGAATAAGAAGAACTGAATGGTCTGGTTCTGCATCAGGAGTTTTGGTAACTAACAATGATGGAGACAGATATTCACCTTTCTACTTAATGCAACAATCAGTAGCAAGGGCTGTCCAAGAGTGGCAGTTTGAGTTTACTAACTTAGATGGTGATGTTAGAACAATAGAAGGAGAGGCTTTGATACAGAACTTACCTATTAGTGGGGATGTTCAGAGTTTCGTACAATGTACGGTTAATATCATAGGCACAGGGGCTTTTGTTATGGATGCAAGTCCATCAAGTCCAACAGCAGATGAGAATGTTGACTCTGACTTTTGGAGTGCTACTGCCGGACAGAACTATGTGTCAGGATTGTCATTTTATGGCAAGACCTTACAAGGCAAGACAATACTTGCTATCAGTAGGGAGGGAACAGTTTATGATCCTATAACCACGGGAAGTCCATCAAATCGGACTGCATTATTTAATAGTGCATTGGGTAGGATTACATTTGATTCAAATATACCTTTTAACCCAGGCGAGACAGTTTGGGCAATGTGGAAAGACTAATGACAGTAGAAAAAACATTTTATCCGAGTCCGACTCTTAATGAGATTACAGATGCGGCTTTTGCCTACACTAAAGTTTTAATGGTGGCAAGAGAAGGTGTGACCTATGATATTTTAGTTAGTAATAATGATTTAGCCATTACAAGTAGGCAAGTATTACATCAGCCTGCTTATGGAGTTATATTTTTTAGTAGTGATATTCCTTTTAACCCTAATGAATCAGTTAATATAGTATATGAAACAAATCCTTAAATTAGTTTTTTTGCTTGTAATTGGGCAGACAGCCTTTGCACAAGCACCGAGTAACTATACAAACATCAATGGCCGCTATCGGTGGATTGCTGGTATGTTTGACTCTACCTTTCACATTCCTAAAGGTTCAACACCTTCATTAAGAACAGGAGGGTCCACCAATAGTGGAGGTTTGTTTTATAACACCTCTGATTCAAGTGTTTACACTTACACAGGTACTCAATGGATTAAGCTAAGAGGTTCTATAAACCCCTCAGATACGACTAATAAGTATGTCACTCAGGTATATAAGAAAAGTGGCTCAGATTCTATCTTTTATGTAAAAGGTGGAGTTCACACTTGGGCTTTTAACGATAGTACAGGTTCACCAGGTGGTGGAGGAGGTGGTAAGGTTTACTACTTCAATGGTGGTGTTGATATGGGTACTATTGGTGGCTTACAGATGTATGAATTAGGTGATACTGCCAACACAGGGGCTGCTGCTAACTTCACAAGGTCAACTACAGGTAATATTGCCAACTTTATTACTGATCCCGGTAAACCCGGACTTTTAGAGATTCCTGCTGGTGTTTGGAGTGTAGATGCTTGGCTCAGTGAGACAGGAGGTGGTGCAAACCACGCTGAGATTTGGGTTGAAGTAGAAAAGTGGGATGGTTCTACGATTACAACTATTGCTACTTCACCTATTGAGCAAATTACTGAAGGGGCTACCCCTAATTTATATAGTTGGTCTGTTACTATTCCTACAACAACTTTGGCTATTACAGATCGGATAGTCATTCAATTTTATATCTCAAATACAAATGGTAAGACTGTTACTTTATACACACAGAATGGTTATGTGGGTGAGGTACATACAACTTTTACTACAGGTATTGGTGCGATAAATGGGTTAACTGCTCCTGCTCAGTATTTAGTAACAGGGACCTCAGGAACAGACTTTAATATTAATTCGTCTACTGCAACCCATACTTTTAACTTACCTACAGCCTCAGCGACTAATAGAGGTGCTTTAAGTACAACTGATTGGTCAACCTTTAACAATAAGATTGGTGGTAGTTTGGTAAGTGGTTATTTGACTAAGGCTACAGGAACTAATACAATAGATACTTCTCAGATTTTTCAAAGTAGTGGAAGAATAGGTGTTTCTACAACATCTCCTCAAACAAGATTAATGGTGGCTGAGACTGCTTCAGATGGGGCTTTAAGTATTTTAGGCAATTCAAGTAATGTAGGTACATTTAAATTCTATGCCAATAATGGCTCCACTATACAAAGTGTAGTCAATTCAAGTTCATCTGCTATGCAGATTGGTACTTTTGTAAACTCTGAGATGAACTTAATAACTAACTCAGCTACAAGGGTTTCTATCTTAAACAATGGAAATGTAGGTATTGGATCGGGTGCGGCTACTGACTCAATGTTAACTGTAGAGAATGGTGCAAGATTTAAGAGAGGGGTAAGAATGTCAGGACTTCCCACAGGCGTAGGCACAAAGGCTTTAAGAATTAATGCTTCGGGAACTCTTAGCATAGCAGATACCTTAGCCAATGGTATATCAGGCACAGGTACTACCAACTATATCCCCAAGTTTACAAGTTCTAGTGCAATAGGAAATAGTCAAATCTTTGATAATGGTACATCAGTAGGTATTGGAACTATTGCTCCTGCGGCTGCGGCAAAACTGGAACTTATCGGAGATTATAGACAAAAGGCTTTAGCGGCAAATTCAAATGGTTTTAATATATCAATAAATAGTTCAACAGATATAGTTTCTTTAACTAATTTTTATAATGCAGCAATTACATTCGGTACTAATAACACCGAGCAAATGCGTCTTACCTCTACTGGCTTGGGTATTGGTACTTCTTCCCCTAACACAAAACTTGAAATAAGTGGAGAGGCAAATCCTATATTTAGAATAACAAGTACAAGTGGGCCTTATTCACAAATACAATCCAATACGGCTGGTACTTTACAATTAATGGCAGATGAGGGCAACACTGGTGCAAGTACCTCAATGCGTTTTAGAATTGATGGCGCAGAGGCAATGCGTTTAGATGCCTCTGGTAATTTAGGACTTTCAGTAGCCCCTTCTGCGTGGGGAAGTACCTTTAAATCATTTGATGAATCAGCTGGAAATCTTGCTTCTTTCTCAACTTCTGAATTATATCTTACACAAGGTGGATATAACAATTCGGGATGGAAATATACTGCTACTGGGTTTGCTTCACAATACCTACAAGTTAATGGTCAGCATAGGTGGAATATAGCCGCAAGTGGCACAGCAGGTAATGCCATATCCTTTACACAAGCTATGACCTTGGATGCTTCGGGAAATCTTGGTATTGGTATAACTTCCCCTAACAGTAAATTAGAAATCTATAACGGTAGTGGAGATACAAGAGCAAGAATAACATCTACTGGAGCAAGTGGAGCATCAGATATTATGCTTAAAAATGCAAGTGGTACTTCTCCATACGAATGGCTATTACAAGGATTAGGAGCAAATGGAAGATTTAGAATTTATGATGGTGTTGCTGGACAAGAGAGATTTACTATCACATCAGGTGGCTCGGTTGGAATTGGCACTTCAAGTCCAGCATACAGATTAGATGTTCAAACTACTGGTCAAACAGTATTAAACATACGTGCAGCAAATAACAATACGGCTGACATCTTTTTCTCTGACCCAGATGCTGATAATCGTGGTGTAATTCGTTATAGCCATACGAGTGATTTTATGTCATTTTGGAGTGCAGGAGCGGAGGCTATGAGAATAAGTAGTGGCGGATATTTAGCTTTGGGAACAACTAATGGTTATGGTCAATTTACAATAGGAAATATTACTAATAATTTAGGTGGTATAAACTTTGAAAATGCTTCAGATGCCTCCTCAAGGAGATGGCAATTAAGAAACGATGTTGTTGCTTTTGGTGACTTTTCAATCAGACAATCTACTACACAAACTGGAACTACATTTTCGGATAGGCTTTATATTTCTTCAGGTGGCAACGTAGGTATAGGTACTTCAAGTCCTTCATACTTATTACATTTATATTCAAGTAGTGGAACAACATTAGGTGTTCAAGATGCTGGAACTGCTTTTCGCATATTAAATAATTCTGGAACAAATTACATTCAATCTGGTACTGCGTTTTCTTTAGGTAGTGCTGCTCCATTAGCTTTTTCAAATATGTTTGGTGGAACAGAATGGGCAAGATTTAATACTTCAGGGGAATTCTTAATAAACACCACAAGTGATGCAGGGGATTACAAACTGCAAGTGAATGGAAATGGGTATATTAATGGAAAACTAACTATTGCTGATGTAAATGCAGTTATACAAACAGGAAATGCTGTAACAGGTTCTATATGGTTTCAAAATACTAATTCAGGCGGAACTACTTACATTGGTAGAGAAAGTAGCACAAGCAGTGCATTTGGTGCGACTGCTTATGCAACAGTATTATATAGTACAGGAAATTATCCAATGGAATTTTTTACAAATTCAACAAAAGCATTAACATTAACATCAGCACAAAATGCAGAATTTGCTGGCTCAATCAAAACCGCAGCACCTTCTGGTGGAACGGCAAAGCCTTGGAAGTTGGGAGAAGCAGGAGTTTCTGTAGGTGGTGCTAATACAACAGCAGTAAAAGTAGAGATTGATGGGGTTGTTTATTACCTACTAACAGCTTACCTTCCTGAGCCTGAGCCTGATCCAGCAGCCTTACCTTCAAGTGGTCCATCAGCAAGTTATAAGACTTATAACAAACCTATCCCTGTAAAAACAACTAAAGATGTTGAAATAGACAATCTTAAAAAAGAAATAGAAGAACTTAAACAATTAATAAAAAACAAATAAAATGGCAATTACTTACAATTGGGTTATCTCCCAACTTGAATGCAAAGCAAAAGAGGGTGACCTCACAGATGTAGTTTATACTATCCATTGGCGATATCAAGCTAATGAAACAGATGGTGATAAGACCTACTTCGCTGAAGTGTACAGTTCTACAAACTGTCCTAATCCTGATCCTGCTAACTTCACTCCTTACAATGAGTTGACACAAGCACAAGTAGAAGGATGGCTTATAAATCTTTTGGATGTCCCTGCAATGCAAGCTAACTTAGCAACACAAATAGCTAACCAAAAGAATCCTCCTATTGTGACACCTCCATTACCCTGGTCAACAAATTAAACAACATATGAAAAAACTACTATTAATTGCAGCAATCGGTCTTTTGTCCTTTACAACACAAGAGCCTAAAACTTATACTCTAACCCTAACAGCAGAGGAAACACAAGTTGTATTTTCTGCATTGGGTGAGTTACCAGCTAAGGCAACTGAAGGTATTAGGGCTAAAATTGCTCAACAAGTACAAGAACAAAACAAAAAATGACACAGAGTTGGATAATGTTTATCATAGGCCACGCCATTTTAAGTGCTGGTGCTATCATTAAACTATGGGTAGATGTGCAGGTAAAACTTGCTGAATTAGATGTCAGAGTTAAAACTGCTGAAAGCAAAGATGACATTTTGTTTAAGAAGTTGGATCAAATATCTGCCCAACTAACAGACTTGTCTATTCAATTATCAAATAAACAGGACAAATGAGTAACTTTTTGAACTTAAACAGCCAAGACCTTCTAAAAGGTTTTATTGTCGCTTTCCTTAGTGCTGCCCTTACAGGGATTGTCACTACTTTAGACTCAGGGGTTTTACCAACCTTAACTGAATTTAAGAGTGCTGGCATTGTAGGACTTACAGCAGGACTTTCTTATCTGTTAAAGAATCTTTTGACTAATAGTCAAGGGGAAATCCTTAAAAAGGACTGACTAAATTTTATGAGATTTTGTCATCATACTGACCGAATTTTATTAAATTTTGTCACCATTTTATTGCTTTTTGTGACCATTGGCTGCAATCCTGGTAAGCAGCTATCTAAGGCAGAGGCTCGCTTGGCAAGTGCTGGGCGGCTTCCTGCTATCTGTTCTGAGAGGTTTCCAATTAAAGATACTACTTACATCAAAGACACCTTAGTCAAAATAGACACTTTTTTAAGTGGGGAGTATATTTTTGATACCCTAAGAGTCAATGACACGCTTTATCAAATTGAGTATAAACCATTAGAGATTATTAAGACAAAAACACTTACTAAGGTTATTAAGGTAGAGGATAGGGCTAAGGTAGAGGCTTTAAGTGTCCGTGTGAGCCAATTAGAGGCTAATAGAGGCACTTTAATCTCTGAGTTGGCAGATTATAAGGCTAAGGCAAAAAGTCGCTTAAATTGGCTTATTTTAGTCCTTTGTGGCATATTAGGGTTTACCATTAGAAAACCTGTAATTAAGTTAATCAGATGGCACTTGACACCATACAACAATTTGAAGGGTTAAAACTAAAGGCTTATAAAGATTCGGTAGGGATTTGGACTGTGGGTTTTGGGAACATTTTTAACCTTGACACAGGCAATCCCATAAAAGAAGGGGATGAGATATCCTTAGAAACAGCAGAAAGGTGGTTAAAGATTGAGGTTGACAATCTTCAAGCTAAAATGAGAAAAGTCATCACAGTTCCCTTAAATGACAACCAATGGACAGCTTTAACATCATTAACCTACAACATAGGCTTTGGGGCTTTTAAGAGATCAACCCTTTTAAGACTGTTAAATGCTGGAGCTTCTAAAGAGGAAGTTGCTAAGCAGTTCCTAAGATGGAACAAAGCAGGAGGTAAGGAAATCAAAGGCCTTACCAATCGCAGACAAGCAGAATATAATCTATACTTAAAATAATTTTTTTATGAGACTTTTACTTTTAATTTTATTGTGCAATTTATCAGCCTGCACCGTGCAAAAAGTTTACACGGATGGTAAAGTAGTAAAGGACTCACTAAAGGTTAAGGTCGCTGGCTTTGAGATTAAGAAAGCTCATTAAAAGCTAACTATGACCAAAGTATCTGTTGTCAGGGCATACCGAGACAAGTATCCTGACTTTCCTAATTTAAAATTAGCAAGGATAATCTATGCAGAGAACAAACAACTGTTCCCTTCAGTAGAGGCTATCCGTACAACTATTAGGACCATTCAAGGTCAAAATGGCAATAGTAGTAGTGGAATAAAAAAAAGCCATAGTCAAGGACCAAGACCTCTTAATCCTTACAAACTCCCTGAATCAGATGAGTCAACCTATGAGCCTTACATAGTTAAAGCTAAGAGGATTCTATGCTTATTTGATATCCATTGCCCTTATCATTCCATAGGGGCTTTGACTGCTACTTTAGACTTCGCTAAGAAAGAGAAACCTGATGCTGTTATATTAGGAGGTGACCTTTTTGACTTTCACGGTCTCAGTAGATTCCTAAAAGACCCACGAAAGAAAGACTTTGCTACTGAACTTTCTATAGGTTGCCAGGTTATAGAAGTCATCCAAAAGACTTTAGACTGTCAGATTTACTTTAAGTTTGGTAACCACGATGAAAGATACCAACATTACCTATGGCAGAAGTTAGGTGAGCTAAATGGTGTTGAAGACTTTGAATTAGAAAATCTAATAAAGAAAAGAGTCACAGGTATTAAATTTATTACCGACAAAAGGATAATAAAGGCCAATGACCTAAATATAGTTCACGGTCACGAATTTGCCTCCTCTATTATAAGTCCGGTAAACATAGCAAGAGGACTTTATTTAAGGGCTAAGGCTAACACTATCTGTGGTCACCATCACAGGTCATCAGAACACACAGAACAGAATATAGAGGGTAAGATAGTAACAACTTGGTCTGTAGGATGCCTATCAGAACTGCATCCTCAATATATGCCTATAAATTCTTGGAATCACGGATTCTGTATGGTAGATTTACACGGTTCCAAAGAATTTGAGGTCCGTAATAAAAGAATTTGGAAAGGTCAAATCTTATGAGTCATAAAAATACACCCATCGTGAAAAAGAAGTTAGTAGAGTTACTAAAGGAATTGCCTGTCATAGAAAGATTAAACATATTAGAGCCACTTTGTGAAGTATATAGAGCTGAATCAAGACAAGAGGTGGAAAAAGATGTAAGAGAATGGACCAAGAAAAAGGGATTGCCGAGGATCAAGACGGACTATTAGATAGCTTCCAACTGAGTCCTCACGAAGATATACAAGCCGCCTTACAAGCTATGGGGGTTATAGAGGATTTGGACCCTATCATAATGGAGTCTAATCAGGCTGAGATGGTTAGACAGATAAGGCTGATGGCTCTTAAAATCACCTATCAAGCACTTTGGGAAATATACGAAGCCAATCTATATGCCTCCGAAAATAACAAATCCTCACAAGGTTGAACATAGAAAGTTAGGAAGGGAGCAGGCTTGGGGCCTTGCCTGGACTACTCAGAATAAGATTAGCATTGATCCATCCCTTTCGGGTTATAGATACTTACTCTACTTATTACACGAGCATTTTCACTTAAAGCATCCTGATTGGTCTGAGACTAAGGTCAGAAAGGAATCATCTAAAACTGCTCGGTTCTTGTGGCAGATGGGGTTTAGGTTAGTAGAACTAAAATAAGTTACCCATTACATACATATTCTTACAGAGCTGAATTTTATCCTCCTTACTCTTATTAGGAAAGAGTTTATTAACCTCATCCCAAAAGGCTTTCTTTTCCTCTTTAGGCAAGGTTTCTATTGGTAGATAGTCATTATAGATTACTTGCAAAGACTCCTTTATAGGGTAATTATATAGGCTCATTTTAAGAATTAGACAGAAGTTGTCATAAGACTCTTTGGCTATCCTTATGTGTAAGCTAATGACCTCATAATATAAGGCTCTACTCTTTGTCATCTAACCATTGTTTTACATAACAAATAACATATCCCCAAACTGCTCCTCCAATAAAAGCTACTATTAACATCTGATTTGCATTTGATTTAACCAAGTAAAGTCTTTGCCTATATTAGTCATAAAATCAAAGGTTAGCATTACACACCCACACCTACACTTATAATTATCCTCTCCATAAGCATCTCTTAGTATCTTGATATCCTCTTTAGTAAAGATTCTGAGTAGGTTATTAGACTTCATAAAGTCATACCATTTACCCATATCCATAAATGGTACTGAGTCAAATTTAGACTGATACTGCTTTAAAAGGTGGTCTAACTTTTCTAACTCTGTAGTAGGCTCTTTAATTAGTTTAGTTTCTCTATAGCCTGTCTCTGTCTTTTGTAGGTTGTGTCTGTCTTTATTGTTCATAGCCCATCTGTTAAGCCTTCTGGCAAGGTCCCAAGTCTTTTCTTGTTCATATCTCATCTTGGTGTTACTCTTATTGGGTTCTGACCAATAATCATAGAACTCTTGTTTCATCTGAGGACTAAAAGAGAAAGGTTCTAACTGTCTCTTAAAGTCTGCTGATCTCATTTCAATACTTTTCATAGTTTATACTTTGCATAGCTCCTCTATATCCGGTGAAGTCTTTGGTTGAGAATTTTAACCAAATATTCATTAGATTAAAGAGAAATATAAAAAACTTTTTTTTCAACCTTTTAGGGTTTCTCTTTCACACAGCACCCATTTTTTCCTCTGCATCCGTGGGCAGGTTATCACGCAAGTCATTGAACTTCACCGTCAAGAGTTGTCAGGAGTAGGACATTGCTCTCACTTTGTGCGTAACATATCCAAATGAGCTGTCAAGTTATTATTTGTCTGCCCTCACAGACAGGGTAAAACTTGGGCAAAAACCTAAAATAAAAAACCTGCAGAGGATTGGCGAGAGCAGCCGCACCCCTACAGGTTAGTATATCTTTCTAAACAAAGCATCAAACGATGGCTCTCTCTTTGTCATTACAAATATAAGGAATTTATTTTACATTTCCAAACTTTTTTATGTGTCTAATGTGGAATAGTAGTCATCCTAATAAAGTAAGCATCCATCACTCTTTGCATATCTGTTTTGAAACTCAAAGAGTTAGCAATCTTATCTACTGTATTCCAATAAGATAAAAAAATCTCATCATCAGTATCAAAAAAAGCCCTAACCTTTCTTTTAGCATAACTTACTGTGGTATGATCGGCATAACCAACTAAAGGACCAATTATTGCCTGGGGAATGTCGGTATATAGTAGAATATAGTAAGCCAATGCCATCCTTAAACAGCTAATATCAACCTTAACCTTTTTCTCATCTATAACCATTTTAGTCATTCTTACAGGCCGCTTTTCCCTTCTATCATAAAGTCCTTTTGATATCTGATAATGCTCACACACTTTACTAATTAATTCCTGTGCCTTTTCTACTGTATTCATTTACTAAGTTTATAAGCTGCAAAAGTTTTGTTTTTTACTGTAACATAATCAGTCCAAATAGTATGACCTTGATTCCTTAAATCAGCTATCCTGGCGGCTAATCTAAAACAACCAAACATTTTAAGAGCTTCAATGGCTGTAAGTCTTTTACCTGTCTTTAGGTATTCATAAATCTTTTGTGTCTGTGTCATCTTTCATTTTTTAGTGGTGAGTAGAGGTGGGTTAATTTTTCAAATGTGTAGTCAAATCCGTGCCTTTCTAACTTATCGCATACCCATTCAAAGTCCTCCTCTAAATGGTGTATGGCGTGCTGTGGGAATAGAGTAGTCCTAATGATAGGGTCTTTCTTAGAGACAATCCCTATATACTGATTGCCCCATTTAAAACGGTAGGTGGTGATTAGTTCCATTAGTTTTAGAATTTAATGAGTAAGTTTTAATGATATGATTTAGGTCAGCCCTATCCCACTTATGGATATCATTTCTCATTTTCTCTAACTGCTCAACTTTCTTAATGCCTATTTTCTTTATTAAGTTTTTTCTATAACCAATTAAGTGGAACTCATCAAAGCCATTGCATCTTATACATTCTCCATTGACATTGTATTCATTAAATCTTAAAGCAGAGCCTCCCTTTACCGGCACATAGTGGCCAGCATTCATTTGATCCACAGGTAGAGTCCTAAAACAAGAGATGCAAGTAAAATATCCTTCTTTAGAGTCTCTTTCTCTTATCCAGGCATTAAAGACCTTTTGAGCTTTAGCCAATAGTTTCGGTAAGGTTAGACTCTTGCTCATAGATTTAATTCTGCTTTCTTGTAAGATATTATGGTCCTGATTCCATCTAATTGGTGAGTAGCAGAGGCATTAATTCTGTCTGCCCAATTGACTAAATAGTTGATATTTTTAGCTCCACTACCTACAAACTTATTGATTAAACTTGGTGATAGTTTCCTATCCAACTCTTGTTCCATAGCTTGTAAGAGTCCTTTATTAACTATGTCATCTTGGATAAACTTAGCCTGAGCAAGTAGCTGACCTGATTTAGCAATTAAGATGTTTAAATACTCAATCCTATCTAATAAGTCCTGTGGTTCAAGTCCAACAGGAATCTCTAAATAGGCTTGCATTTTAGAAAGGGAGGTCTCCAAGTCCGTTGTTGTCATCTTTAGGTTTGTAGGTGTCCACAATAGTATTCCAGCCTTTTCCATCTTTTCTTTCTGTTATGGCTAACTTTAATTGTTTCTGATCCTTATAGTCAGTCATAACCTCAGGATTAGCTTTTAGCCACTCAAATAACTCTTTAGGGTTAATTATTAGTTGGCCTTTAACAAAAGAAGGGGCATTTTCTTTAGGTGCAAATACCCGAACACCTTGTGGGAATTTTGTCATTTTACTTTAAATTTACTGTGATTGATGTGGTTGAACTCTTTGCTGGTGGATATAAGGTAACTACCTCATCCTCTAATAAGGTCTGAACACCCTGGGGAGGGATAGCCTTTAAATATTTTTCCCTTGCCTTTAACTCATCCTCTATTACTGTTAATTGGGCTTTTAGTTTGTTGTAGGTAGGATCATTACAAACTGAGTAATCATATTTAACACCCATTTCCTTAACCTCAAACCTTGCATTTAAATGCTCAAAACTTTTCCCATATTTAGAAGCCTCATCTAAAAGCAATGTTTTGTATTCAGCATCTGATGTTAAGGTTTTAACAAAGTCCTCAATACATTTAATTTGATAATGTATTTTTAAAGGATCAGATAATCCCTCTTTTAAACCCAATATAAGGCTTTCTGCAAATGCTTTTCTGCTTTCTTTATCAATGTCAAAGAAACTTAAAAGGCTTGTAGTTGGTACTTTCATTTTACTGTCTTTTTGATGTGTTTGGAAATGTCTTTTTGTGAAGGGTTAACCATTTGGTCAAGAGGTTTCTGCACAGCCTCTAATCTATATTGAATAGCTTGATACCTTTTATAGTCAGTACAAGTCTCAATAGTAGTAAGGGCAATTTCTTTATCTGCATCATCTAATGTGGAACTAAACACAAGGTCTCTTAATATCTTTCTTTCATCCTCTGTAGGACCATCAGGCTCCTTACTAAAGTCCATTTCCTCTGCTGGGGTAGCCTCAAACCCTGCAGCTTTCATTAACCAACTAAGAATGTTCCTAAAGGCTTTACCGGTAGCTCTTGTCTGAGCCATTGAACAAATAGCATACTCATCCCAAGTTCTTTTGTTGACCTCTTTATTTGAGCAAATGGCAAAACCTCTACTAACTACTGATCCATCAGCAATCCTAATAACTTCTACTGTGGCTGAGTATTTAACCTCAGAGTCAGAGGATATGTTTTGGACCGATTGAATAATAGGGATAAGACCTAACTGTGAGCCTGCAAACTGCCAAGACTCCACAAGTGGGTAGCTTTTTCCTTTGATGTTAACTGTTAACTTTTGCTCTTTTACGAACCGTTGCAATTCGGCAGCAAGCTGCAAAGTTTGTGCAGGCTTACTTAAATCGTACTGAATTAACTCTGACATTGTGTGGTGTTTATTAATGAATAAATATATTTAATCCATTCATTGAAATCTTTAGGTGGGTTGGGTGGATATGTTGTTTTCATAGTGGTGTTTTTAAAAATGCCCCCCAAGTAGAAACAAGGGGGTTGATTGCTTGCCATATGAGAAAAAAAACCTACTTAAATTCTGAGGGTTGATAAGACTTAGGAAATGCTTTGATAGCTTCATTGATAGCATACTCACATCCACAATGGAATAGAGTCATTGCTACAATGTTGATGTTGTTAGGGTCAATCTCAAAAGAGATTTTGCATCCTTTGTCTGAGTTAGTAATAACTACAGGAACATCAAGATGTTTAGAGATGATGGATGCTCTGTCGGAATCGGAAAAGAACTCAATTTTCATTTTGATTAGTTTTAAAAGTTAAGCACAAAATTGATCTTGTAAAAGGCCTACAATGTAGGCAACTGCTAAGAGTACAATCAAGAGTTTAATCTGTGGTTTCATTGTTAAATCGTTTGGTTTGTTAATCGTTTACCACACAAATATAGGACTTATACACAAATAAAAAAATATTTTTGTAATATTTATTTTAGGCTTATGTTTGCAGTATGGAAAATAAGAGAACAGGAAGGAAGCCTAAGCCTGCACATCTTAAAGTGCATATGGTAGCCGCTTACCTTACATTAGAGCAGAAAGAGATGATAATCAATGAGTTTGGTAGTCTCACAAATGCAGTAAAACAGCACATATTAAGCAAATTAAGGCCAAATGGATATAGTAATAGCCTTGGGGACAGGCAGCCGATGGATGGACAATGAGCTGAAATATGCTCTGAGGTCAATAGAGGCTTATTTAGAGGGTTTTGATGGAAAGGTAGTCTTAGTAGGTGAAAAGCCTAAATGGGTCCGCAATGTCCACCATATTGCTTTTGATGATGTGCCTGGTCGCAAAAACTTTAGCATATTTCAAAAGATAGTTACTGGATCAGAGTGGATTGACTCAGATGACTTTATATTTTGGAATGATGACCATTTTTTGCTGAAGCCATTACATACAAAAGACTTTAAGTTTTGGTATGACCAAGATTGCCACTATTATGCTCACAAAGCTACTGGCTTATATAAAAAAGCCATTACAAACACTAACAATCTCCCTGGTAAAAATAACTACTATACAGACATTCATACTCCTATTATTTACAACAAGCACAGATTTGCTAAGTTGATACACTTGCCTTGGAAACAGGAGTTTGTAATAAAGTCAGCTTATACTAAAATGGAAGATGGTCCCTTTGAGAGAATGGAGGACTTAAAGATTAACAGATTTTATTCAGTCAATGAATGGATAGGCAAAACCTATAATAAGCTATTTTTTAGCATAGGGTCTTATGCAGTAAATAATGACTTTAAGGTTTTTATTAATCAATTATATCCAAACAAATCACAATGGGAAAATTAATTTGGAATATAAAGCATTATCTAATCTATGGCACATTAGCTTACACTTTATATGCTCTAGTTTGTATTATATACTTTATCAAAGACATTTATGAGAATATTTATCCAAAGTCCAAACATTAACTCACCACACGGTGGGATTAGAGTAATTAACGAATGGGCAAACCGTTTACAAGATTTTGGGCATAGGGTTGTCTTATATAATCAAGCTGGTGCATTAAGGTGTACTTTGCAAGAGATAAAATGTAAGATTGTAAACACAACTAATTTAATAAACAAATCAGATGTTTTAATAGTAACAAGTCCTCACGGTGCTTACCTTTTAGATAAAGATATTTCCAAAAAATTTGTATTTCTGCAAATGTTGGAGCATTTATTTAACCCAACTAATGCCAAGTTTTTCAACAATGCTATAGCATTATATAAAACACATTACCCAATCATATCAATAAGTCAATGGAATATTAGAGTCTTACAAAACCAGTTCCATAGAACTAGACCTATTCATTATGTTGGCAATGGAATTAACTTAAATGACTTTCCAATATCATATAAAGCTAAAGATTATAAAACAATCTTACTAGAATCACCTGAGCCTACTAATTACACTAAGGACATAGAAAGGATTGCTGTCCAGGTGGCAAAGATTCTAAAAGAAAGAGGCTATATTATTAAAGGTTTTGGATTAAAAGAGCCTAGTGATAAGATATTTGATGAGTTTATAGTAAAGCCAGATTTAACTACAATGAATAGGCTTTATGAAGAAGCAACATTATTAATAAAAGCTACTAAATATGATGCAAGGTCCACAGCTCCCTTAGAGGCTGGAACAAAGGGAACAGTAACAATAAGAGCCATAACTGAGGGTGATGATGATTTAAATGAGACTAATTCATTCAAAGTAGGGTATTCGGTGGATAAACTGTATGATGCCACAATGTTTGCTTTAACTCATCGTGACCAATTAGATCAGAGGGCAAATGCAATCAGAGAATATGTAAAGACACACACCTGGGATTATTGGATGCAAAAAATTAATCAAATAATATGTCAAGAGTCTTAATTGTCCTTTTAGAATACTACGAACCTGACTTTCAACAGACAGTCAAGTGTGTGGAAGATACAGACCTACCATTTGAAGTAGTAAGTAGGGATGGAGTAGGTAATATGTCAAGAGCCTACAATTCAATCCTTATGGACCCTCTATGGAAAGCAGATTATCTGTGGTTTGTTAGTAACATAACCTTTGATCCTGAGGTTCCGCATAAGTTAGCACACGAAATGGCTAAAGGTGAATGGGCAGCTTTACATCCATCAATGTCATCCTCTGACCATAGGTTTCAATGGCCAATTAAAGACTTTCAAGGAACTAAAGAAACACCATTTGTAGAATGGACAGCCCCAATGGTTAATGCTGAGGTATTTAGTGACAACCCATTAGATGAAATGCTTGCTTACTATTATATGGACCTTGATTGGTGTCATAGGGTTAGAGAAAAAGGATATAAAGTAGGTGTTCATTATGGCACACAAATTGGCCACACATATTTAAGAAATAAAGAAGGGCATCCAATAAGAGCAATAAGGAGTCAGTTAAGAAACTATTGGACACCTATCAGTCAAAAGCATATGTTAGAGAAATACGGCAAAGATTGGCAAACTAAACTATGGCCTAGATGAGTTTAAAATATAATCAAAATTAATACTGTAAGTACAAATTTTTGCATTATTCCAAACTAATGTCACTAATTTGCCAAAATCGGTGACAAAACAAAGCCAAATTCGGAAATAAACCGAAATATGCACACTAACTTAATTTAGTTTATTGTGCACATTTTTGTTATGTTCACGAAACTTGAACATTTACGAAAACGTAAAAACAAATAATATGAGAAAATTAGCAACTGAATGGTTTTTAGAACAACTCAAACCCTACCTACAAGTAGAAGAATCCAAAGTAGATGAACTTTTTAAAAGAGCTAGACAGAGAGAAAAACAGAACATATTCACTACTTATATAGATGCTTTTAGTGCTTGTAGGTATAATGAAAAATATGAACCTTTTGAGTATTGCAAAAAGATATACGGACTACAAACAAATTCAAATCTTGAATTAAGTGAAGATATTAAAAATCAAATAAAGGAAATATCTCAATTGTTTCAAAGTTTAAATAAATAAACTATTAAAACCTTATGGTGTATAGGTAACCAAATAAATAATATGGAAAAAGAAGTATTAATCACCAAGCTTGACAAGCAATTAGAGATTATTGCAGGTCGCATTTATGAATTAGAAATGGCTCTCGAAAAGGAAAGAAAAGAGTTTGTAGTAGTTCGTGAATGTCAAGATTATTTAAAAGCTTAATTCTAAACGGGAAGCTGTGACACAGCTTCCCTTTAAAAACAAATAATATGACAGCATTTAAAACCTATAGAAAAACAGCAACAGTAAAAGCTAAACTATTTGAAGAGGGGGATGAAGATGGATTTATGATTAGGTATTACAATGATGAAGATATTGATGAGGATGGTTGTATACATACTTCTGGTCTTATTGGTGAACACAAAATCAAAATCCCCTATGTATCTACATTAGAAAATAAAAAGCATTTAAGTCACGGTTTTGGTAGAGAATATCTGTGTGTTGGAGTAAAAGGTGAAAGATGGCTTGTTGATAAAGATATTTTTGAAGCAACTTATGAGATTGTACAGGAAAGTCCTGACACATTTTCCCCTAACACTAAAAACAAATAATATGACAGCAGTAGAATGGTTAGTACAAGAATTATCAAAGATTGATATGAGGTCTTTAGGTGATTATTTAAAATTAGTTGAACAAGCCAAAGCAATGGAGAAAGAGCAGATGATAAATGCTTATTCACAAGGATATATGATAGGAGAAGAATCAAAAGTGATTACCCCATCTTTAATAATGGCAGAACAATATTACAACCAAACCTATAATAAATGACTACACTAGAACTGCACGGTATTTACCACGAATTAGCCTTTTGGCAACAATTTGTAAAGACAGACAGATTTCTTAATGGTTGGGTTAAGAAAGTAAAAACACCAGAACTTAATCAAGAGGTAGCAGATTTTATCCTATCGGTAAAAAATGACTCAGTTTTGGATGTAGGCTCAGGAGTTTGCTCTTTGCTAAATGGTTTAGTAAATGTGACTGCCTGTGACCCATTAGGAGACCTTTATAGGCTTATTTTTGATTATGAAAGGCATAAATTACTCCCACCATTACCTATCCCTGCTGAGCATTTAAACTACTCTAATCAGTTTGATATAGTACATATCTCAAATGCCTTAGATCATTGCCAAAACCCTGGTGATGCCTTAGATAGGTTAATAGATGCTGTTAAACCTGGAGGCTATTTAATTGTGCAAGGTTTTTGTAATGAAGCAGAACACGAAAATTGGCAGGGTTTCCATCAGTTTAACTTAGACCTAACAGAATCAGGCATATTAAGAATTAAAGGTAAAGTAGGAGAATTAGCCACACTTTTTACAGCACATATGTATAAGAAAATAGACATAGGTAATAAGCAATGGTTTTATTGGATAGTAAAAAAATAAATTATGAGAATCTGTGTAGATGTTGATGGAGTTTTAACTGATGGCAAAATATGGGTAAACCATCAAGGTGAAATTATTAAGTCCTTTAATAACAAAGACTTAGGTGCAATCAAGGAACTATTAGCAATGGGCTTTCAAGTTCATATAGTCACAGCTTCCTCTTGGCCAGGATCAGAGTATTACCTAAAAAGGTCCGGTGCAGAGATTCATAACATTAGAAACAAAGAGTCTATACCTTTTGATTATCAAATTGCAATAGGAGACTCAGCTTGGGACATACCAATGCTACAAAGAGCCAAATACTGCTTTTGCCCATCAGATGCATCTAAAGAGATAAAGGAGTTAGATGGGATGCACATATTAGAGAGTAAAGGTGGTCAAGGGGTAATGTTAGAGATGGTAAGAATACTTACTGAGTGGAACCCTAAGTTGTGAATAAGTATATTTGCTAATATGACTAAAATTGATTATATTTGGGGGTGATTAGTAAAGTTAAGAATTAGATACAGCCCTTAGTCATTTATTTGGCTAAGGGTTTTTATTTATATTACTTATAAAAGCCATAACTCGGCTAAAAGATAAATGTCATCACTCAGCCCAATAGATTGGAACCTAGTAGCAGAATACCTGGAAGCAGGTTGCTCAGGTGTTGAAATAGCAGCACAGCTTGGAGTTCACGAAAACACTCTATATCAACGATGTAAGTCAGATTTGGAGAAGGATTTTGTGGCATTTAAGCAAGAAAAGCAAGCCTCTGGAGATAGTATTCTAAGGAAGGTCCAATATGAAGCAGCAATAAAAGATAAGGACCGAGCAATGCTAATCTGGTTAGGTAAGCAAAGATTAGGTCAAAAAGAAAAAGCAGAACAAGATATTAAGGTTGAGGGTGGCATAAATATTACATTTAAGCCAGCCAATGAAGGAAGTAACGGTTAGATATACTAAGGTCTTTGAATGGAATTTGGAGGCTTATCAAGCCAAAACCTACCGAGTGATTGCCAATCAGGGATCAACAAGGTCAGGTAAAACTTATTCCATATCACAGCTATTAGCTCTTTACATACCGCACAAGGAAAAAGTAACGATTTCGGTGGTTGGTCCATCCTTACCTCACTTAAAAAGAGGAGCAAGGAGGGACATCTTACAAATCTTAGAGGATGCTGGTATCTACACAGATGAAGCATTTAATAAGACTGACAATGTTTACCACTATCCAAATGGGAGTTATTTAGAGTTTTTTGGGGCTGAAGATTTAGGCAAGGTTAGGGGTCCAGGAAGGGATATTTTATTTATGAATGAGGCCAACCTTTTCCCTTTTTCAATCTATCAGCAATTAGCCCTAAGAACGAAACAGACTATCTTTACGGACTTTAACCCTGTTGATGAGGCCTCTTGGGTGTATGATGTTGCAGATAAGCCTGGCAATAAGTTAATCCACTCTACCTACAAAAACAACCCATTCCTCCCAAAAGAGCAAGTTCAAGAGATTGAAAGCCTAAGGGATGCTGATGAGAATATGTGGAAGGTGTTTGGGTTAGGTGAAAGAGGAAAAAGCCAAGAGATTATCTACACACATTGGAAACAGGGACCTTTTAGAGATGATTCTGAAATTGTTTATGGTTTGGACTTTGGCTATTCAGTACCAACTGCACTAATCAAAGTAGGGTTTAAAGACAACCAAACCTTTGCACACGAAATGTTATATGAGACGAAACTAACCACTAATGACCTTATTGAAAGGTTAAAAGGGTTAGACATAAAAAGGTCCGATGAGATATTTTGTGATGCAGCAGAGCCTAAGACAATTGAGGAACTAATCAGAGCAGGGTTTAATGCCAAGCCAGCAGAGAAAGATGTCTATGCTGGAATACAAAAGGTAAAAAGCCAACCTCTGACAATCACACCTGAGTCAACCAATCTCATAAA